AAGCACGGCGGGTGGCCTCTATGGGCAGGCCGGGAACGTCGCCGGGCAGGCCGGCAGTCTCTACGGGCAGGCCGGGAACGTGGCGAACCAGGCGGCGGGGCTCTACGGCGCGGCGCCGGGTCTCGCTGCGAGTTCGGCGGCGCTGCCCTCGAATGCCTACACCAACAACATCAGCCAGCTTTTGCAGGGCCTCGCGGCGCGCGGCCAGGGGGCCAACCAGGGGATCGCCGGGTTCGGCTCGCTGCTCGGGGCCGGCGGCAGCGGGCTTGGGCAATCGAACACGCTCAACCTCTCGGGCGTCGGCGCACAGCAGCAGTACGGGGCCGCGCCCTACAACACGCAGTCCGGCATTGGATCGAACACGCTCTCGGGGCTGTCCAACCTGACGCAGCTGGGGAACAACCAGTTCGCCCTGCCGCAGCAGGAGATCGGCAATCTGATGGACTACATGGGGCTTGGGCAGCGCGCGTCCGGGCTCTCGGGCCAACTCGGAAACCTGGGCTTCAACCAGACCGCGCAGGGCTTGGGCGGGCTCCTCGGCGGGGCCAACACGCTGTTCGGGCAGCGCGGCATGTTCCCTTTGATGGGCAGTAGCGGGATATTGCCGGGGAGCCCCACCTGATGATGGGATGGTGATTCCAATGGGAGAAAATCTGAGAACTTGTGATAACTGCCGCTTCTTTATGTGCGGTCCAGTTGAAGGGGCGATAGGTTCTTGCAGGAAGCGAGCGCCGGTAACGCCGAAGATAGAGAATCCCTGGCCGCTTGTTAATGAATTTGATTGGTGTGGGGAATTTGAACGCCACCCCAGTCTTGAGCCGATTCCAGGGATGCTCTGATGCCCGGCTTCCCCCTCATGGCGCTTGGCGCCGGCCTCGGCCAGTTTGCGCAGCAGTACGCGCAGCAGCAGGCGCAGCGCGAGCGCGAGATGATGCTCCAGATCACGCTGGCGAAGTTTCAGCAGGAGCAGCAGGATCGGCAGGAGAATCGGGACATCCAGTCGGGGACATGGGATCTGCCGAGCGGCGGCAGCAGCCCAGTCTCTCCAGTCGGCACGCCGATGTCAGGAGGCTCTCCTGGAGGCGGAACAATTCCGCAGGGGGACCATTGGACGCCGGCTGGGCTTAATGCGCTGCGGCCTACGGAGGGGCGCTACGATCAGATCCACTACCCTTCGGGCAGAGCCCCCTCTGGCGTCAAAAGCTCGGCGAGCGGAGGTTACGGGTTCCTCGACGGGACATGGCGGGAGTTCGCGCCAAAGGCCGGGGTCGACCTCACCCAGTACCCTCGGGCGTATCTGGCTCCGCCAGAGGTGCAAGATAAGGTCGCGGCGATAACCCCTATCACCCATTGGACCGGAGTTGACAACAACGGGCGCCCGTTCAATTCAGCCGCGCAACGGATCGCGGCAAATCCGGCTTACGTTACGGGCGGGAGAGCGGGCAGGGCGGCTGGCAGGACTGAGGATGCCGGCGGCGCCCCAGCTGACAGGATAAATCCTGCCGATTATCCCAACCCGACAGCATGGCGACAGGCGGTTGATGCGCAGGAAAGGGCCGATCCCGGCGGGACAAGGTTTCTTCCGCGCGAGCAGCAGTCTTTCGACACGCCACTCTCCCCGGCCGAAGAAATGGCCTTTAATGCGTGGAAGGCCCGCTATGCCCCGAACGACTCGGGTGAAGATTACGATCTGCGGGGCGCGTTCAAGGCTGGCCTGACGCCTAATCCGACGACGGGACATTTCCCGGACACGTTCAAAAAGCCGAACCATCCGACATTCAGCAATCAGTCGAAGTATGCGGCAGGTGCGAATGCAGCCCGTGCCGGAAGCTGGCAGGGAGAAACCTTCGTCCCGTCAGGATCGCGCGAGCCGCAGATGGCGCAGGCCGGGCCGCAGACCGCGACCGACGCCGGTACGATGGATGCGATAGACGCACAGGAGAGGGCAGAACTCGCCAAAATACCGATGCCGAAGATAGGCAACATCGACCTTGACGCTATAAGGCAGCGTATCCAGCAGGCGAGGCCGAATGGAAATCCTTACATTTGGTCCGGGATGCTGGAAAACTACCTGAAGCATCTAAAGCCCGAGTTACAGCAGAAATTTCAAACAGAGGTGAAGCAGTACGATGCGCAGATCGCTGCGGTGCGGGAATCAGCCAAGGAGAGGCGGTCGCGAGCCGAATGGGATCGGCAGCACAATATTACTAGGAAGGAGAAGCTGGAGGACCAAGAGACGGCCCCAGGCCCGATTATTCGGGGTGGCCCAGGTGGGGAAACTCCCTATGTCGTCAATCCTCGGACCAGGAAGGCGGCCCCCATCATAGACGAGACCACGGGGCAGCCGCTAACCGATGCGCAGCGGCTTAGTGGCGGCGGGGCCTCAAGCCTGTCGGGAGATCGGGCTAAAGACCTCGTGACCGAGACCAAGCGCCTCGATGACGAGTTTTCCGAGGCCAACCCGGGCGCGAGCAAGGCCGAAAAGGATGCGGCGCACTACAACAATCGCCTGAAGGCGGAGCAAAGACTGGCGCAGGCGAAGACCTCGGAGACCCGCTCGACGCTCGCCAACATAGCGATGCGGAAGCTGCGAGATGAGCACCCTGAGTGGGACGGCAAGGACCTCTTGCGCGAGTCCAGCAAGATCATCGCGCAGCAGGCGATTGACCGGCGCTACGCGGGCGGCCAGGGAGCGAACCAGATGGCCTCGCTCAATACGGTGGCGGACCATCTGAGGCTGATGAGTGAGTATTCCGAGGCGCTGCGCACCGGGGCGATGCCGTTTACCGAAATTCCTCGCCTCAACCAGATCATCCAGTTTGCCGCCAAAGAGCGCGGAATGCCCGAGGTCACGAATTTCAACGTAGCCCGCGACATCATGGCTGACGAAGTAGTGCGGCTCTTGACCTCGACCGGCGGGACCGAGGCGGATCGCGCAGGGATGCAGTCGCGCCTGGCCGCGGCAATGTCCGAATACCAGCAAACCGGCGCGCTTACGGCATTCGAGAGATTTACCGCCGGCCGGTTCAAGGGCCTCGAACAAGGGTATGCCCGCAACAACCCCGAGCGGATCAAAGACTTCCGCGAGACCATGCTCACATCCGAGGCGCGCGCCATCTTCACGAAACACGCCGGAGACGCCGAGCCAAGCGGGGCGGCACCTCCCGGCGGGGCGGCCGCGCCAGCAGGCGGCGGAAAAGCGCGGACCATAGTGATCCAAAATGGGATGAGGTTTGACAAGGACACGGGAGAATATCTCGGTCAGGCCAACCCATGAGTGACGCTCCGAGGTTTGACCCGTCGAAGCCGTTTACCGTCGAGGTTCCGAAGTTCGATCCGTCGAAGCCATTTACCGTTGAGGGCGCTGCCGCCCCTGCTCAGAAGTCATCAATCCTCGATACCATGTGGGGCGGGGCCGCTCCCAAGCCTGCCGCCGAGAGCGGCGGCGGCATCCTGGACCAGATTTGGACCACTCCGTTCATCCAGCGGATGCGGGAACCGAACGCCGGGGCGCTCGACGCGAGCAAAGCGACTGGTATGCAGCCGGCGATGGAGAGGAGCGCGCAGATCAGCGCCGAGCATCCCTATCAGCCGGGCATGACCGCCGGGCAGATGATGCGAGGACGACCTGAAGACCCGGCGGCATACGGCTTCAGTCCCGGCAATCTCAATCGAGTTGGGCCGATGGCTCCCCGCAATCCCGCCGCTACGGCACGACTACAGGATTTCGAGGGGCAGGGTATCACGCCGAGCCTTCCTGCGGTTGGACAGGGACGCGCGACGGGTCTCGTAGCGCAGGCGGGCCGCATCCTGCCGTTCTCGCCGATTCAGCGCGGCATCGCGCAGAACACCTTAGAGACCCAGGCCGCGACCGAGCGGGCGGCATCCCAATATGGAACGGCGGCCGACGAGTTCGCGGGAGGAAATGTCGCGCGTAATGCGATGACCCGCTTTGCCGCCGACAAGTCGCAAGCCTTGTCCGATTATAACACCTTTTTCGGCCACATGCAGGGAGCCCCGCCCGCGCCTATCCCCAACACGGTGCGGGTGTTGAGCGACTTCAAGGGCCGGTTCCCTAATGCACCGGGTCTCACCGACATATTCACATCGCCGCCGATCATGCGGATGGAGCAAGAATTGCGCCCGCGCACGGTCAACATTCCTGGGCAAACCTCCCCCATCCTCAATCAGTTCGGGCAGCCGACCGCTGTAACCCCGGCGCAGACTGTGCAGATGGGCGGCAAGCTCGGCATGGACGAATTGAAGGCGTTTCGGTCCAAGATCGGCGAGCAGCTGGAGGCACCGACTATCGGCCCCGACAGCATCCCGCGCGGGCAGCTAAAGCAACTCTATAATGCCCTGACGCAAGACATGCGGGCCGCAGCGGTTGCGCGGGGACCAGATGCCGTGCGGTCTCTCGCGAGGGCGGAGGGCAACTACAAAATCCGCATGGGCATCATCGACCGACTCGATATGATAACGAACAAGGATGCCCCCGAGGCTGTTTTCCAAGCGCTCGACCGCGCGGCCACGACGGGCGGCGGGCAGGACGCGGGATTGCTTGGCGCGATCAAGCGGACGACGACACCGGACGAGTGGAACGACATAGGATCGGCGGTCATCCGCCGGCTCGGCAATCCAAAGCCAGGAGTGCCGCGAGCGCCAGGGGAGCCCGATTTCTCGATCGGCTCGGTGGCAACGAATTGGCGTAAGCTGACGCCGCGTGCGAAAGACATGCTATTTGGGCCGGAGAGGCCGGGAACGCCACGCGCCGGACTGGAGGAGTTGAGCCGGGTTGCCGCTTCTTTGCAGAACGTGAGTAAACTCGCCAACACCTCCCATACTGCTGAAGTCGGAGCCGCTTTTGCTATGGTTGGCGAACTGTTCGGTTCGCTTGCTGCTGGGCGAGTGCCGATCCCGGAACTCGCCGCCTACACGGGAGCCTATGGCGCATCGAAACTTCTGATGAGCCCCGCGTTCTCCCGCTGGCTTTACAAGGCCCCGAGTATCATCAACAGCGCTCCGGCGATGATGGGCAACAGCTTGGCCCTGTCCGCCCTGGGAAACAGCCTCGCGGGACGTAAAGAAAAGCGCTCCGAGGCGCAACCGCTCGAACAGCAGATTATCGAGGGCCGATACGCCCAGCCCGAGCGCGACCCGGACGAACCGCTCCGGCACAGCACCGGAGCCTTATGATGTCTATCTGGTTATGTTTTCTCGTGATCTTCGTCATTGTTCGGCTCATGCTAATGAGCAATCTGGATAAAAAACACCCGTGAACCTCCTCTGCATAGAGGACACGGCGGACGGTCTCCTCGACCTCGCGATGATCGCTAAGCGCCTCGGCCACGATCTACCTCCAGAGCTGCCACCATCGCTTAGGTGCTTGCAGCCCTCTTCGGGCAACCTTTAGCGCCCGTTCGGCGAGCATGACACGATACATAGGGCGATGCTCATTGCAGCGAACGAGGCTGGGGTGTTCGGCTTCTTTTCCGCAGATGTTGCATTTCATCGTGATTTTCCCCTGACAGCGCCCCCGACAACCGAGCGGCGCAAATGGACATCCTGTTTCACTCTTGCATCCACCCGGCGTACAAACGGTCCAAGGGGTCCACATTGGCGGAGGGTGTGGGGCATATCTGCTACCCCAGAACCACCGCCTAACTTCCTCTATTCCTGCCGGGCTAAGGTGTCCCTGGAATGTCCTCATCGCTATCCCTCCGGTCGATCACGTTTCCGTCTATTGTGTTCGCTCAAGCGAGGCCACTCCAACGCGGAGGCAGCAACCATCGCCTCGGCGTACTTCCAGATTCGGCCCGCCTTGATGCTCGTGACGGTGCTTTTGGTTACGCTAAATCTGGTTGCTATGTCCCGATGAGTGCCGGACGCGCCCCTGATCTCGCACGCATCAGCGGCCGTCAACTTCTTCCTCACGCGCCCCTTTTTCGAGCAATCGTTCATGTTGTCGGCGGCCGTCCCCACAAAGAGATGGCTGGGCCTGACACAGGCTGGAGTGTCGCATTTATGGCAGACAAACATGCCCGGGGGGATTGGCTCTCCATAGGCCAGCTCCCATGATGCCCGGTGCGTCTTTACGGGAGAGCCAAACTGGATCTCGGAAGCTATTTGCCCATAGCCGTGACCGTCCGTGCTTCCGGTCCACAACCAACAGGCATTCGCTTCGGGGTTAACCGCCACTCTTTTCCATAGCTTTTCGAGTAGAGTGTCGCGAACGAATTTCGGCATAGAGGGACACCATGAGAATACTTCTTGTTGAAGATACGCCCGATGGTTTACTCGATCTTGGGGTGATTGCCAACAGATTATCGCATAGTGTGAGATATTTTTGCCGCGCCTTCGATGGTGTCAAATGCCCGGTCGGGCGCGGCCTCGTCGAGCGCGTGCCGGCCTTCCAGCCCTCGATGCGCTGGGCCGATCTCGTCGTCGTCGGCGGCAACGGCAAGTGGATGCTCGAACTCGACCGCTGGCGGGCGCAGGGCGTGCCGATCATCGGCGGCTGCACCGAGGCCGCGGCGTGGGAACTCGACCGCATGGCAGGCATGGCGGCGTTCAAGCGCGCCGGCATCCCGGTTCCGCCGTTCCGGCAATGCGCCACGCTGCGCGAGGCGATGGAGTATGTTGAGAAGCGGGATGAAGGATGCGCCGTAAAGCCTTGTGGCGACATTGCCGACAAGGCGACGAGCGTCGTCGGCAAGGACGCGCGGACGATCCTCTGGCGGCTCCGGCGCTGGCAGCAGGAGGGCAAGAGCTTCCCCGGCGGGCTCATGGTGCAGGACAAGATCGACGGCGTGGAGTTCGCCTGCGGGGCGTGGATCGGCCCTGACGGGTTCGCGCCGGGATGGGAGGAGAATTTCGAGGAGAAGGCGCTCTTTGCCGGCAACCTCGGCCCGGCGACCGGCGAGCAGGGCACGACGATGCGCCTCGTCAAATCCTCGAAGCTGGCCGAGCAGGTGCTGGCGCCGTTCGAGGATCGCTTGGTGTCGATGGGATATGTCGGAAATGTGGACGTGAACTGCATCGTGGACGAGGACGGGACGCCGTGGCCCCTGGAGTTCACGATGCGGCTCGGGTGGCCGGCCTTCAACATCGAGCCGGCGCTGCACGGCGACATCGTGGAGTTCCTGGCCGGGCTTGCCGAGGGGAGGCCGCCCAACACGCGGCGCATGAACGAGGTGGCGATCGGCGTCGTCGTGTCGCTGCCGCCCTACCCACACAGCCACGCGAAGACAGAGGAGGTCGTCGGGGTGCCGATCTGGGGCATGGTGCCGAGCATCGAGGACCGGGTGCATTTCTGTGCCGCGATGATGGACAAGGGCGAGTTGGCGACGGCGGGCGATTACGTGGCCGTGTGCACGGGCACGGGCGAGACGGTGCAGGCGGCGCGTGCCGCGGTGTACCGGACGACGGAGCGGCTGCAATTCCCGATCAAGCCGCAAATGCGCGTTGACGTCGGGCAGCGGCTCAGCCGGGATCTCGACCGGCTTCAGGCGCATGGGTTCGCGAAGGGAATGCGCTACGCCTGACCCGGCGTGCGCATTCAACTTTCGTAAGGGGGCAGTCTTCCCCTGGTTCTGCTGGGCAATGACACGACAATTCCATCGTCTCGGTGCGGCGCATGACCTGCCCTATCTGGACGTGCGCGATCGTGGCGGCCCTCTCCAGCTTCGCGACCCTGCGCTCCAACAAGTCGACACATCGCAGCAGCTTCTCTATCTCCTCGGCGTTCATGTGGATCGCATTGTGCTGCGCAGCAACGCGCTTCTCCAGAACCTCGATGCGGGTCAGCATCAGGTGCACGTTCGGATCAGCCATCGGTCGCGTCCTTCTTGAAATCCAGGGCCGCCCAGGGGGCGAAGTCCCGCGGGCAATCCTGGCGGATCACCCATGTTTTCCATAACCACTTCACCGTCACGACGGTATTCCAATGCCAGCCGCCATAGGACAAAAGGCTGTAACTCAATTCCGCCTTTGGAAGTGGCGCGGGAGAAAGGAGAGCGGCTCCAACCAACGAACTAAGCGCCACCGCTGCTCCCATTAGCATAGGTTGCCATTCAGCCATCTGCAGCCTTCCTCCTGAAATCCAGCACCAGCCAGACAGCCGGCGCATCGCCCATGTTGATCGCCGCGTGCGGCAGGCGCGGGTTGACCGCGGTGAGCCAGCCGGGGCCAGGGCTCGCCGTCTCGTTGCCATATAGCAGCGTGAGGCCCGGGTTTGTCCGCAGCGGCAGGATCGTCCGGGTCCATTCGAGGAAGTAGGGTTCGACCTCCCCTCGCTCCGCCACGACGGCGCCTGGGTCCAGCATCTCGAAGAAGATGCGTCCGAACTCGATCCCGGGCGGCATGAGCGTCTCGGCCCGGCGCTGGATGTCGTTGCGCAGGTTCGTCAACTCGGCCCAGTTCGAGGCGGGCTTGTAGCGCACGAACTCGCCCTCGGCGCCGGTCTTGCTGCCGCGTACTTGGACCTGCCACAAGCCCGGTTCGCCCGTAGGCTTGAACAGCCCTTCGCGCGCGCCGTACAGCGAGCCGGCGAGCGCGAAGGTGTCGAGGTGGGCAACAGCGGCAAAATTTGGCATCACGCCACCGGCGGCAGGGGACCGAACTCCTCGCCGTAGAGCGTGAGCTTGCCGTCCAGCCATGCCGGCGGGAATGTGAAAGGAGCCGGTGCGGGCGGGTCTTTCGGCACCAGCGACACGACCTCGCCCCCGGGCTTCCCGCCCTCGA